GCACCAAACGAATCTGTGCCAAGTGCAATGTCGGCACTTTGTCCATGCAACAAGTTTGTGATTTCTACTGTGCGCCAATCAAATCCTGATTGCTCGTATCCAATTTCTTTAATAACACTTCGTACAGCAACATCAACATCTTCAGACTGTAATATACCTTTGTACTCTCCGGCAATTATCACACGATTGGTAGTTACCAAGGTTTCGCATGCACATCTTAGTGCAGAATCCTGTTTGGCCATCACAAGATCTAGCACAGTATCGCTAATTGCGTCTGCAATTTTATCTGGGTGTCCTTCTGACACCGATTCACTTGTAAATAAATAACTCATTAATTTCCTTAAACTTGAATATCTTCCATGCCAGCTGCACGTAGTCTAACAATGTGGCCTAGCATGAAGTTCTTGCTTTCCAGTGCCTTCATGATACCTAACCAGCGATTACGCAGCAGGGCCACTTCATTGATAATGGTTTCAAAGTCAATCACTTCATCTTCGCCGTCCACATACTTTTCAGCATCTCTGCTGCTGAGAGCACGATTGTAACCTTCTAGATACTTTTGAAAGTGCTTGCGACGTATCTTGCGCAACTGAATGTTCAGCAGATTCAACACAGCTTCTACTTCCTGAAGCTGATAGAATCTCTGCTCAGTTATGCCCGGAAGCAGCTTGATGTTGTTTTCAACAATGCCGCCAATTTTACAATCTCGTTTGGCATCCAGGAGCTCACGATCATAGTGTGCCATGAAGTCTGGGATCTTGCCCAGATCCGCGGCCACTTGACTATACCACATGTTCCAGTTCCTTTACTAACCAAGGAAAAACTTCTGGCCAGCTTGTTCCACGTCTACGATCAGTTTCATTAAGGAATGTTTTTAATTTTAAAAGCTCAATACTATTTGGTTGTGATTGAGAATAATTATGCACAATACCTTTCATGTACTGTATTCCCAGTCGATCTTGATCAGTAATAGCTGGCATAGTATTTAGAATACAATCAAAATCTTGCTTGAACACAGAATTTCCTAAAATATTTGGCACAAGATAACTGGGACCTGGTGCAACCACACTAAAGAAATGTCCTATCTCACGATGTGATTTCCAGACTTTTATTTTTTCAATCAGTGCAGGCATAGTCTTGATTGTGAGAACGCTGATAGTCTGATTTATGTGCAGGGTCAACCAAGGTTCTTGTAGCAATCTTTCAAAATTTGCAATCCATTTGTCTACTTTCATTCCGTACCTGGTATACTCTTGTTCGGGACCAAGACAATCAATACTGCAGGTTAAGTCAACTCGTTTGAGTTTGCCACTTGCAACCAACTTTTTAAATCGTTGAACAAACTTTTCTAGTTTTTGTGAATCGAGCATTAGATTAGTTATGGTACACAACTCTAGATTAGGATGTTCTGTGGATTCAAAATAATCCAAGCAAGTTTCAAATTCAGGTTGATAAAATCCTTCGCCACCTGCTATGGTAAATCTTGTCAATCCAGTTGAGTGACGATTCATCCATTCCCAGAACTTTGCTAACATAACCGAATAGTCTGAGTCAATAGGAAAGTACTCTAGCACAACACCATTCTTTTCAAATTTGCCATGTTTTTTATACTCCTGATTCATTCTTGAGCTTAGATCAGGCGCACAATACAAGCAAGAAAGATTGCATTGATTATTGAAAAATACTTCAAGCACAGTTGGTTGCACCACGACTGCTGTGGGATCCTGATCCAGTTCTGGTGGCGACTGGTTTGGAATTGCAAGATGCCGCATGCGATCACTAGAACCGCCACTTTGTTCTATGTCACGGCAATAGAAACAACTGGAATCTTCAGGCCAGAGTCCGTCCAACATTCGTTTGCGCTCTGATTGTTTTTTTTCAGTATTGTGAAAAGTATCAAATGTTTCTGGAGTCAACTGGCCATGCCCAGCACGATGGCAGCTGGCAGTTACTCCTTTGTAAAGATACAGCGTACTCCAGTTCCATTTTAACTGGCAAGCTGTCGCTGTCTTGATAGGAAAATATTTGTCGCCCATCAATTTTCCCAGCGGTCATCATCTGTGGTATCGCTATCTTCATCAGCTTCTTCATCTTCAGGATCCACATAGTCTTTGTCGTTGTCAAGATAAGCAGTGAGCGCACGTTTGATATCCACATCGTTCTTGAAGGCAGCACGAATATCATCCACATCCGAATCGTTGTCAATCAAGATCGCAACCACAGCTTCTGCTGCTTCGTCACGATCCACAGTGTTGACATAACGCTTGAGTTCTCCCCAGATTTCACTTGCTACTGTTTCACTCATGCTTCGTCTCCTGCTTCTTCAATCACAACCTCATCCTTGATCTTGGCAAAATCTGCCATGACCTTGTCAAGGCAACCATCTTCGTTGGCTTCCCAGGCCTTGCGAAAATACTTGATAATTTCGCCTGTGTCCTGTACAGTGAATGCCAGTCTATTGCCATCCTTTTTAAGAATACCTTTTTTCTCAGCCAGGTCAGTCAAGCCCGAGTATGGACTCATGCCCGTAGTGTACGGAATCTTGACCTGCACACCTTCAAACGGTTTTGAATAACGTGTTTTCATGATCTTGCATGATGCACGGATACCATTGACTTCGGATACCTTGTTGCCATCTTCGTCTTCTTTGAGCTTGAGTTTCTTCATGGCAACCACGATACTGCTGGCGTAGATAAAACCTTGACCACCCGAGATCTTGTCATCTGGGTCAAACATGTCTTGACTTGCGTAGGTATGATTGGTACAAACCAGACCCACATTGTAACTACCAAACATGTTGACACAGTTACGAACCAGAGCTGTGAGTGCTTTGGGTTTACGACCCAGGTCACCTTTCATGTCGCCTGCTTCAAACTGATTAACGTCTGTGGGAGTCAACAACATGCCTAAACTGTCAATCACAAACATGACCTTGGGACGTTCGCCTTCGGGCAAGGCCTTGTAGTCGCTCATGAATGTACTAATTGTTTTGGCCACATCGTCAATCATGCTCATGCTCAGTTTCAACAGTTTGTCCTGGCCGGTGTCTACTCCCAGGGCCTTGAGCCATGCTTCGTCTAAGGCGTTTTCGCTGTCAACCAAGACCACATAGATGCCTTGCTCTTGTGCGTTCTTGATAATGTTACCCGAGCAAATATAACTCTTGCCTGCGCCCGATTCTCCAGCAAACACTGTGACCTTGCCCAGTGGAATTCCTTTGTTAAAGTCTCCTGAGATCAGATAGTTCAAGGCAAAGTTACCTGTGCTGATCCAATCTGTGGGATCATTGAAGCCAATGCTGAGTCCTTCAATACTTTTTGTGATTTCCTTACGGAACTTGCTTACGTCAAATGCTTTTGCCATGTTAATTTCCTTATAGTGATTTAATTAATGATACATTATTTTGATCTAAAAAGCAATCGTTAGTTTGCCAATTTAGCTGCCTTGGATTGTGATTCTGAGTCTCACACACCTTGGCAATTACTAGTGCTTTTTCCCATGTTTCTAACAGAACTGATGTCTGGATTGAATCAACTACATCATTGTGTACTTTTTTTATTTTTTCCAACCAAGCCAGATGATCTTTATTTGCTTGCAGCATTGCCAAATAAAAATTATCACTACGGTGCTGATCCCAAGTCCACTCCAATTGATCAGAAATATTTTCAAGTTCCTGTGTTTTTTTTACAAAATAATTACTTAGATTATACACAGGTGCATCAAACATAGGACAATAAGGTCGAACTAAAATATCAAAATATGTCTGCGTCAAGAACTCTAGTAAATCAGATTCAGTGGTTAATGTTCTTTTAGGCTGTTGATATGTTTCTCGAATCTCTTGTTGCATAAATTCAGGCAACATATCAATCTCATTAAATGATTTGCATTCTGGCCAATCTAGTTCACGTACAGAATCATAATACTCTGCCCAATTATCATCAATTTTGATTTCTCTTTTAAAGAATTTATCCCAATTCAACAATGTCGGCACATCATTGTGCCACTTGTAATACGACATTCTGTGTTGTAGTACATAAAACCACTCATCGGATCTGAGTTGTAATATACACTGCGCTGCTAAATTTGGATATTCTTTAAGATGTCTTGCTGTTAACTCAGTATAATTAAACTTAGAAATATTATGTGCATTGCCTGATCCTGAAAAAAAATTCTCTAGATCCAACTCTACTTTACCACAAGAATAGAGAACATGGGCTAATATTGTATTGCCCATGCCTCCATTTCTATAGTCTATACAGTATGTCAATTACTTCTGTTGACGTGAACGAATCATGGCCAAAATGTCTTCGGCTTTCTGTGCTGGTTTTGGAGCAGCAACAGGCTCAGCAGCAAAAGATTTTTCTGCTGTGGCAACATCGTCGTCAAAGTCTGCAACAGGTGCAGGTGCCGAACGTGCCGCAGGCACAGGTGCATCTTCAGCGGCTGTGCCAGCAGGTGCGTTGACACCAGCAGGGCGGAAGTACTGACCCCAACGCTCTGTATCGTAAGGCTGTCCATCTACACTCGCTTCAAACATTTCCTTGATTACCTTGAGCTCAACTGCTCCGGGCTTCTTGGGCAAGAATGTGCTGAGATCATACAAGCCATGTGTGGCCACAGCTGCCTGTTCAGCTTCGGTCAAGGCAGATTCTTTACGAGCCCATTTTGATGTGTTGTAGTCTGCGTATCCACCCTTGCTGGTCTTGGCAATACGGAAATCCAAGCCACGCAACATGTCAGTTGGCAATTCTTCCAACTCAGGATCCATCAGGGCACCCTTGATCAAGGTGAACAACTGAGGTCCAATGATGAACTTGCGAATAGGATTGTCCGGTGTTTTGTCGTCGCCAATGGGATTCTCACGCACAAAGCCCTGGAAAATGTAACTGCGCTTTTTCCAATACTTGCGACCCATGTCTTCAAGACTCTTGTCCTTGAACCATGTGCGTACTTCTGCCAAGATTGGGCAAGCATCGCCCCACATCTCAACGCATGGTACCTGAACCATGACTTGTTTTGAATCCATCTCACCTTTGACGCCATTGAATGGCAGTCGAATCATTGCTCGCTCTGCCCAAAAGAATGTGTTTTTTGTGTTACCGTCTGGCAGGAAGCGGAGTACGGCTTCTTTGCCTTCTTCCATGTTCCAGTGAGGGTAAATTGATCGGTCGCCGCCGCCAATGGATTGTCCACCTTTGTTGCTGTCTGCGGCCTGTAGCCGTGCGCGGATTTCTGCTAATGATGCCATATTGTGTTGCCTTTCTTGTGCGTTAATATGATTTTATAAATTTAAGATCTACTTAAATGCTGCCTACAAGTTATTATAACACAGCTTGTCTGTGTTTCCTACCACCAAAGGTAGCGAACTTTGCCTATCTAGTTGCTTACGGAAGAGCATGCCACTACATGCCCTTCTTTGTTTTATTTATGTTATCTGAGCTGTGCTAGAGATTTTATTCTTGCCAAATCAGATTCGTACATGCTTGTGTCCGGATCTTCTTTTACAACACCCGGTTGCTGTGATTGAAATGCTGCAAACTTCTTAGGATCAACTCCTCGAGCGGCTGCAATATCTGCTGTAGGTAATAACTTGTTAGGATCCA